CCCGTGGACGATGGAAACTGCGAAAGAGCATCTGTGGCGGCCGTTACAAAAAGCGATTATTGGCAAAGAGGCGACCAGCGAAGCGATGTCTGCCGATTACGATAAGGTTTATAAAGTTTTGAGTAAGCATATGTCTGAAAAGCATGGCATAACATTGCCGGAGTGGCCACATAATGATTGAGTATGCAATCAGAGAAAACTGGCGGCAGTATGTACACAAGAAAATCAAATCAGCGTCACTCAATGACCGAACGGTGGTCAGGCATTACAGATCGCAAGAGACTGGATTTCTTGGTGAGTGCGCATTCGGTCGATATTTGCAGGATAATAATATTGATTTTGAATATCACGGTGATTGCAGCTTTGACTTTGATTTTATCGTGAATGGCGTTTTTATCGATGTAAAAAGCAGCGGCACAAAGTATGGTAAAAAGCCGGAGCATAACTGCATTTTGACCCAGTACCAGGAAAAGCAAAGAACTGATATTTATGTATTCACTGCTGTCAGTCAAAACAAAGTCTGGTTGATGGGCTGGGAAGACAAAAAACGATTCTGGCAAAACGGGCAGAGAAAATCAAAAGGCGAGATTAGTGGAAACCTGGCAATCAAGCAGGACTGCATATTGATGCAGTACAAGCAGCTCGCGCCGATGCAGGACTTGCTTACATATTTGGCATTGCATGAAGACCCGCCGTTGTAGTTTGTGCAGGAAAAAAGTAGACGCAGAGTCGGCGATTATCGGATCGCTGAAAGCGTTCTGCTGTGTCGAGCATCTGGCAGAATATGCTCGATCTGCACGCGCTCAGCAGTTTGTCAAAAAGCAAAAAAAAGCGCACACTGATGCAGTCAAAAAGTCATTACTGACGAGGCGAGATTATGAAAAAATCGCGCAGGCAGCTTTCAACGCTTATATACGATGCCGCGACCGTAACCGTCCGTGCATTAGTTGTGGCAGCGTTCTTTCTAGTCATAGTATTGGCGGCGGTTATGACTGCGGCCATTACCGTTCCGTTGGCTCTGCTCCGCACTTGCGATTCCATACGTGGAATGCTCACGGGCAATGCAAGAAGTGTAACCGGTATTTATCGGGAAACCCCGTCGAGTATCGCCGTCGATTATGTCAACGGATTGGCATCGAAAAAGTAGAGCGGCTGGAATCAGATCAGGCTGAGCGGAAGTACACTAGCGATGAATTACAAAGAATCGCAAGGCTGGCTAAAAAAAGGCTTAGGCGTTATGCGCCCGGTTGAGCCTAATGAACATCAGAGGGTAAAAGACAAGCGCAGAGCGCAGCTAGAAAAGGACATTCAAGATTACCTGCAACGTGGCGGGGTTATCCAGGTTCTGCCGCCAAAAAAAAAGCGATCTAACCGGGAGGAGTAGATCGCTTTCCCGCCTGGCGATGGAGAGAGGCACCGCCAAGCTGACGCCGACTGGAGGCCGCTCGTGGGTGAAGCGCAGCCGGTAAGTCATTATATGTTGCGGGTTATCCTGGTTGCAAGGTTTACAACACGGACACTTTTTGATAGATTTGACAGGTCGGTGGCTGATACGAACAGCCATTCGGATCAGGCTAGAAGCGGTAACCGTTACCTCACGACCCGTCATGGGTTATATCGTAACACAATCTGTTACCAATCTACACGCCTTTTCCGACCGACAGTGGTTGGAGAGATATGTCCATTAGTCACTCACCGGCCAACCACTTAGCGGTATGAAGAAAAGCCCACGCCGCGACTGAGTTCTGAAGCTGTTAGAGGGGCTGGACTCTGCACACAGAGGAATGACAGCGAGCCGAGTTAGGTGTGTTGATACTCGGTTATCCTGAACGACGGATGGCTCCGGCGGACATGGGATACAAGAACCATAGCCTCTTCGCTGGGGCTGGGGTTCTTTTATCCACAACTCAGGAATCACCAGCGGACATGAGGGGTAATAGCTTAATATAAGAAGCTATTATATAGAGGGCTGGACGGGAATAAAAGAAAAATGATATGCTCAGAGCGATAATCTAAAATCGCCGAGGCACTTGCCATGATAGAACTGAGAGAACATCAGAACAAAGCTATACAAGAAATCCGGCAATCCTTTGCTGCAGGTAATCGCAAGGTACTGTTAGCTGCGCCGTGCGGTTTCGGCAAGACTTTGACCGCAGCCTGGATGGCAAAAACAGCGGTTGAGAATGGCAAGCGGGTGATGTTCTTCGCCGACCGGATTAAGCTGGTCGATCAGACTCTGTCAGCTTTCGAGTCGATGGGAATTGATTTCGGCGTGATCCAGTCAAATCACTGGATGCAAGATTACTCAAAGCCCGTGCAGATAGCATCAATTCAGACTCTTGCCAGGCGCAAGGAAATCCCGCATTTTGATCTCGGCATTGTTGACGAGTGCCACACTGCCTACGCCTCGATCACGAAGCAGATGGAAAAGTGGGACGCGGTCAAGTTTATCGGCCTGTCAGCGACGCCGTATAGCCAAGGACTAGGCTTAATATGGGATGATCTGATCGTGCCGATCACGACCCAGGATCTGGTGGATCAGCGGTTTCTCGCTCCGGTGCACTATTACGGCGGCAGGTCAGTTGATGTCTCTGCAATCAAAAGTAAATCACTTCCTACAGGTGGTAGCGACTACGATCCTGACGCGCTTGCAGACGCGATAGAAGCCGATGATGCTCTAGTGGGTGATATCGTCAGAAACTGGCTAGAACACGGCGAGAATGCGCAGACGATCGCCTTCTGCCCGTCTATCAAGCATAGCAAGTACCTGGTAGATAAATTCCTTGAAAGTGGTATTTCTGCTGAGCATATCGACGGCTACACAGACGATGCCAGGCGGCGGGAACTGTACGACGGGCACGATGCTGGAGATTTCAAAATCCTGTCTTGCTCGAAATTGCTTGGCGTAGGATACGACAGCCCGCAGACACGATGCCTGATTGACTGCCGGCCGACAAAGTCTTTGATTGCATATCAGCAGGCCGCTGGCCGGATTATGCGATCAAGCCCCGGCAAAGAGTACGCGATCTATCTTGACCATGCTAATAACGTATCCAGACATGGTTTTGCTGAATCGCTGGTTCCTGGTGAGCTGGACCGTAAGAAAAAGCGCTTTGATGAGCGCAGGCAGATCAAGAAGAAAAAAGCGGAGGAGTTGTCGGTCAAAGACTGCCCGTCATGCAAGCAACTAATGAGCGGGATCAAGTGCCAGTGTGGCTACGAGATTAAGATCACTGAGGCGCTGGAAAGCACGAATGAACTGCTAGTCAGGCTGAAAGGCAAGCGGAAAGTCTACAGCACGCACGATAAATCGCTCTGGTACAGCAATTTCCTTCGATATGCCCGGGAACGTGGGTATAAGGACGGCTGGGCAGCGCATCAGTACCGACAGAAATTTGGCGTCTGGCCCAGGCAGCTCAAGATAGATACGAGTAAAAGTATGGCCCCCGAAGTCAATAACTGGCTGATTTCCAGGCAGATTGCATACAGCAAGTCGAAATGGTCGAAATATATTCACGAAAAGTAAAAAAAAGTATTTACAACATAATCGGAACTATGTATATTAGCACCATGGATAGCGGATTGGCCGCTACCAAAACCGGGAGAAAGACAGATGCTTACTATCACTTTCCAAACCTACAGCAAGATTCTCAAAAAGACCTTTACCCAGGTTGAAACTTTTGAGTCGATGGACGACTTCAGGCTCTGGAACTTGGCGCTTTTTCATGGTCAAGCAAAGATAGTTAATGTCGAAACAAATTAACTGTAAATGGCCACGGACGGCCGAAAACCAGGATAAAACCATGAACATCAATGAAATAAAAATCGATAAGATAATCTCAGAAAACATTTCTGAGGTTATTCAGTACGGTGATCTTATTCCCAGCACTAAGGTGCTGAATAAAGTAATACAGGCTATCGGAGACGCGTCATTCTTTCATGACGCGATCAACGGCGACGAACAGTTTGCCGAGGCGATGATCAGCGGCGATCTGGATGCCGCAAAAACCCGAGCCGATCAACTGATGCAGCGATCTGCACGGTATTACGTGTTGCAGAGAGAGCACATCGCCTGGGAAGTTTACGAGACTCAGATCATGCCCACGGAGAACTGGTGATGAAGTATCTTGCAATTGCGGGTTTTATAGCCGTATATCTCATTGCAGGTAATCATGACCTGCACGACATGCAAGCGCAGGATGCAGAATACTGCGAGCTGGTCGACATCTGGCACCAGACGGGCGGTGATTTAGGAGTGCCGCCATACCGTGGAGAGTGCGATGATCAAAAATTATAATGAGTTCATAAAATCAAAAAACTTCAAAAGCATTCCGGCAGGATTCTGCGATGTTGACTTGTCAGGTTGTCCGTTATTTGATTATCAGGCTGACATTGTTAGGTGGGCGCTGCGTCGTGGTAAGGCAGCGATATTCGCAGATACCGGGCTTGGCAAAACGATTATGCAATTATGTTGGGCTGATCAAGTGGCAAAGAAAACCGGCAGGCCGGTGTTAATTCTTGCGCCGCTGGCGGTATCTGATCAGACAATTTCAGAGGGTGAAAGGTTCGGCATTAAAGTTAGCAGATACAGCAAAACGGCGAGCGGTGTTTGCATCACGAATTACGAGCAGTTACATAATGTTGACGTGCAGCTATTCTCTGGCGTCGTGCTGGATGAAAGCTCGATATTAAAAGGCATCGACAGCAAGACAAAAAAACTCTGTTGTGAATCGTTCAAGTCGACACCTTATCGGCTGTCATGTACTGCAACACCATCGCCTAACGACTTTATGGAGCTGGGTACGCAAGCTGAATTCTTGAGCATCATGTCTCAGGTAGAAATGCTTGCAATGTTCTTTGTGCATGATGGATCGGACACATCAAAATGGCGATTGAAAGGACACGGCAAGCGCAAGTTTTTCGAGTGGCTAGCAACCTGGGCAGTATTCATTACGAAGCCATCTGACCTTGGCTATTCTGATGACGGTCACGAATTGCCAGAGCTGGTATTTCACGAGCATATCATTGACAGCGGCATTACCGATGGGCTGTTTGCCCCGATTGCTTCAGGTCTGCTTGAAAGAAATCGAGCCAGGAAAGATACTGTACAATCAAGAGTCGATGAAGCTGCGACGATTGCTAATGGTGTTAAAGGTCAGTGTCTTGTTTGGTGTCATCTGAACGATGAATCTGAAAAATTATGCGCAGCAATCGCTGGCGCCGTGGAAGTGAAAGGCGCAGATGAAGCAGCACACAAAACAGCCGCGTTGATCGGTTTTGCGAGTGGTCAAGTAACCAAACTGGTTACAAAGCCAAAAATTGCCGGTTTCGGCATGAACTGGCAGAGCTGCAATCAGATGGTTTTTGTCGGCCTGTCGGATTCATGGGAGCAATTTTACCAGGCTGTTCGCAGATGCTGGCGATATGGTCAAAAGCGGCCTGTGCACGTTCACATTGTCTCTGCAGATGTTGAGGGCGGCGTGCTGGCAAACATCAAGCGCAAAGAGCAGCAGCATAAGCAATTGACCCGCGAAATGATTGCGGTAATGAAGGATAAGACTCTGGCAGAAATTGGCCGAGCGCAGCAGGAAAAAGCAGAATACATCAATAACGAAAAAATGGAGATTCCATCATGGGCGTGATAGATCAGGTAGTAACAGATAATTATGCAATTTATAACGCTGACTGCGTTGATGTTGTTTCGGGGCTTGGCGATGGATCGGTTGACTTTTGCATCTATTCGCCGCCATTCGCCAGTTTATATACTTACTCGAACAGCGACCGCGATATGGGCAACGTGAAGGATGATGAAGAGTTTTTCCAGCACTTTTCGTTTCTGGTTGATCAGCTTTACCGCGTAATGGCTCCAGGCCGAATAATGGCAGTTCATTGCATGAATCTACCGACGTCGAAGCAGAATGACGGATTCATTGGTGTTAAAGATTTCAGAGGCGATCTTATTCGGTGTTTTCAGAAGTCTGGGTTTATCTATCACAGCGAAGTATGTATCTGGAAGGATCCAGTTATTGCGATGCAGCGGACAAAGGCGCTCGGTTTATTGCATAAGCAGGTAAAGAAAGATTCTGCGATGAGTAGGCAAGGAATACCAGACTATCTAATAGCTATGCGCAAGCCTGGTGAAAACACAAAGCCGATTGCTGGTGAATTTACGCACTATGTCGGAGAATGTCCTCCTGATGGTTTTAAAGGATACCAGTACGACGACGGACGCTGGTATTTCATCCCTGGGCAGGATGCCACGTCGATTGATGTTTGGCAGAAATATGCGAGTCCTGTTTGGGATGACATTCGGCAGACTAACACTCTGCAATTCCAGGAAGCCAGAGAAAGCGACGACGAGCGGCACATATGCCCGCTTCAGTTAGACGTTATCGAAAGAGCGATGCAGTTATGGTCTGTTCCTGGTGATGTCGTTTTGTCGCCGTTTATGGGCATAGGCTCAGAAACTTATATGGCTGTAAAAATGGACAGGAAAGCTATAGGCGCGGAATTGAAGCCGTCATATTTCAATTTGGCAAAAAGGAATATGCAATCAGCTAAAGATAATCAATATAGTTTGGCAATTTAAAATCATGAAAAAACACCATAAATCAAAAGTGCCTGGCGAAGTGGTAGAAAGGATCCGCGCAGAATTCGAGGCCGGCAAATCCTACCGCAAACTTGCTGCACAGTACGGCATACCAGAAAACACGGTCAAGGACTGGGTGTTCTACCGGACGCGAATTAACGCGGACATAGAGCGATGACAAACGGCGATGAATGGCGTCCACTTTGGTGACCTGAGTGCAGCTTGAGATAACCAACGACGACGGTACTTTTGTACGTATAGTCACATCAGAAGAAGGCGTGAAGCTGGATAAACACCAGCGCGAGACTATCAAGAATTTTCTTGATGCAGCGGGGTGGATATGTGATCAAGAAAAGAAAAACAAAATCGAGCATGAGATAGATGACAAAAACACAGCACGAAATATATCAAAAAGGATATTTAGCCAGGATGGACGGTAAGAATAAATATGCTTGTCCGGCTGAGTTGTCTGCTGTATTGCGCGGGTTCTGGCTTGCGGGATGGCATGATGCGGACATCGAAATAAGCATGAAATCTGATGTTACATGCTATAATAAGCCATGCGAAAAGTAGACAAAGACGGCATCCTGCTGATTGATCACTGCTCCGAATGCCCGTATCACCAGGCTGATGAGTTCAATCCTTATCGAAAATGGTGCACGCATATCCGGCCAGGTCAGCCGGTTGAGATATCGGTAAACCTGGATTTTCCGACTGGTTGCCCGCTGACTGAGATTGACGAGTGAGATTATGAGCGACGTCGAAGTAACCACAATTGCAACCAGGCCTATCTCTAACCGCCGCATTGTTGCCAGAGCGCTTGGCGGTATCCTGCGTCCATACGACGCTGACGGTGTTGAGCCGAGGTTAGTAGC